TCTTATGGGACTTTCAGCACTGGTATTAATATTAGGAATTTACATAATGTTGTCTTTGCATCGCCTAGTAAAAGCAAAATAAGAAACCTTCAGAGCATTGGTCGTGTTCTTAGGAAGGGCGACCACAAAACCAAAGCTACTCTGTATGATATCGCTGATGATATCTCTAAGGGTCGCAATAAAAACTACACACTAAATCATTTGATTGAGCGAGTCAAAATATACAATGAAGAAAACTTTGATTATGAATTCATTGATGTCCCCATCAGGAGTAAAAATGGATAAAGCAGAATTCTTAGCAGCATTGAAGTTAGTGTCTGGAGAGGAACTACTCTCAATAGTTACTTCCGTAAGAGATGATAACGGAGACTATCTAATCGTAGACAACCCTATAGAAGTGGAAGAGGTTGTTATGTCAGGCAATAAAGCAGGAGCAAAGGTATCTCCATGGATGAAGTTCTCTAAAGAAGAACAGTTTATAATACCTAAAGATAAAATTATTACTATAGTAGAAGTTGACGCAGAGGTTCAAGTATTCTATGCTATGTCTCTACGGAAACTAAATGGAGATCTGATACCAGAGGGTAAAGGAAGAATATCTACAGTCGATGAAGCAAGAGTCTCTCTAGAGAACTCTTATAATAAGGACCAGACCAATCCTTGAAAGAGCACACTCAGAGTCTACAGACAATTTTACGGTTTGTCAAGCCCCTATTGACAATCGCTAATATTTCCTATAAAATATAACTAACAAAGACCTCCAAGATGAAAAGAAAAAGGGTACAGAGTGAGCACTACGTCAACAATAAAGAGTTTCTAGAAGCACTTGTAATCTTCAAAGCACAATGTGCTAGAGCAGAAGAAGCGGGAGAGAAACGTCCACAGATTAGTAATTACATTGGTGAGTGTTTTTTAAAGATAGCAACACACCTGTCATATAAACCAAACTTTGTCAACTACATGTTTCGTGAGGATATGATATGTGATGGCATTGAGAACTGCGTACAATATATTCAAAACTTTAATCCAGATAAAAGTAAGAACCCCTTTGCTTACTTTACTCAGATTATATACTATGCATTTCTAAGAAGGATACAGAAAGAAAAACGTCAACTAGAAATTAAAAATAAAATACTAGATAAGTCAGGATATGAAGTTGCCTTCCACACAGATGACAAAACTGGATCTTCCGACTATAATACTATTAAGGAGAACGTGCAGATAAAAATTAAGTGACCTACCCTATAACTATTGTAGATAATTTTTTTGATAACCCTGATGATATAGTAGAAGTAGCAGAAAGTTTTAAATACTATTCTCCTGATACAGGCAACTGGCCAGGTACTAGAACAAAACAACTCCACGTTTTAAACCATCGTCTCTTCACATATTTTGGACAGAAAATTCATCTTCTATTCCACGACACTTGCCCAGAAGGATGGACAATGCAATGTCATTTCCAGAACATCAGACCATTTGCTGAGGGCAACAAGAACCGTGGTTGGGTACATCAAGACATTGACACACACTTTGGTGGTATAGTATACTTGTCAAAGAACCCAGAACCTAATACAGGTACATCAATTTACAAAGCAAAGCACGGATATTCTAACCAGTATCTAAGCGAATTAAAAATAAAAGAAAGACATTACTTAGGAGAAGAAATACCAGATGAAGAATATGATGAGGCATTCAATGCTATGATGGATCAATTTACAGAGACAGTAACAGTAGAAAATGTTTACAATAGATTAGTTCTATTCAATAGTAAAACTTATCATGGAGTAAAAACATTTGGCACTAAACCAAGACTTACTCTTAATTTCTTTGGTATGGGTATGTCAGGTAAGATTCCTCCTATCATGAGGTCTAGATGAAGATAGCAATAATAACAGATCAGCACTTCGGTGCGAGGAAATCTAGTCGTGTCTTCCATGATTTCTTTAATAAGTTTTATACTAATGTATTTTTTCCTACCCTAAAAAAACGCGGGATCGACACAGTATTAGACTTAGGAGATACTTATGATAATCGTAGGACTCTAGATCTCTGGGCAGCAAACTGGAGTAAGACAGAATACTTTGATAAGTTAAGAGATATGGGCATCACAGTTCACTCTCTTGTAGGTAATCACACAGCATATTTTAAGGATACAAATGACGTTAACACTCTTGATGGTATTGTTGGCGAGTATAATAATATTCATATCTACAATAAGGCAACAGAGGTAGAGATAGGTGGGTTGCCTATTCTATTCATACCTTGGATCAATCAACAGAACTCAGAAGAAACTTATAAAAAAATTGAAGATTCCAAATGCTCTGTGGCAATGGGTCATCTAGAACTCAATGGGTTTGAAGCACACCGTGGTTACATCATGGATCACGGTGACAGTACAGCACCATACAGACACTTCAAGAAAGTATTCTCAGGTCACTTCCATCGCAAGAGTACTAGAGGTAACATATCATATCTTGGTAATCCATATCAAATCTATTGGAATGATTATAAAGACAGACGTGGATTTCATATCTTTGATACTGAAACTTTAGAATTAGAATATATCCAAAATCCATATGAAATATATCAAAAGATATATTATCATGAAGATCAGATCAACGCTGGTATGTTTAAGTTTCATGAGTATGCACATACGTTTATTAAGATCATTGTAGAAAAGAAAACTAAAGTAGATAAGTTTGAACGTTTTATTAATCAGTTATACGCTGCGGGTGTTCATGAAGTTAAAGTTATTGAAGACCCATCGTTCGAGCAAGACCTTAGCGAAGAGATAGATATAGAGAAGGAGGATACCTTAACAATACTGGAGAGGTACGTCGATGATATGGAACATTCTGATAAGGATGCACTTAAAAATATTTTAAAATCATTATATGTTGAGGCACTGGAGCTGGTATGATGTACATTCTAGCAGTTGCTGGTAAAGAAAAAGAAGGTGCATACGCTATAGAAACTGATAATAATAAACGTATGGTTTACATGTTCCTTGACAAAGACGATGCAGTACGCTATGCTGGACTTCTGGAAGCTGATGACTTTCCAGATATGTCTGTAGTAGAAGTGGATGATCGAGAGATTATTCATTCTTGTGTTAAACATGGACACGAATATTATGTTATCTCTCGTGATGATATAATTGTACCTCCTTATGTAAGAGAATAATTTTTGTCTGAATGATTATTTTTAAGTCGATTCGTTGGAAGAATTTCCTTTCAACTGGTAATGCTTTTAGTGAAATACGACTGGATGCAAGTCCTGCTACTTTGATTGTTGGTGCTAACGGTGCTGGTAAATCCACATTCTTGGATGCCATGTGCTATGCATTATTCAACAAACCTTTTCGTAAGATTACAATTTCCCAATTGGTCAATGCTGTAAACGAAAAGGATCTACTAGTTGAGTTAGACTTTACTATTGGTTCACGTGAATACATGGTACGCAGAGGGAGAAAACCTAATGTGTTTGAAATCTATCTCAATGGCATAAAAACCAAAGAGGAAGCATCCTCTGTGGAGCAGCAAAAATATCTGGAACAAAGTATACTGGGGTTGAATTATAAATCATTTACTCAGGTGGTGGTCTTAGGATCATCTTGCTTTGTTCCATTTATGCAACTCACTCCTCCCAATAGAAGAGAGGTTATAGAAGATCTTCTAGACATTCGTATCTTCTCAACTATGAATGGTCTTTTAAAAGAACGTGTCAAAGGAATCAAAGATACTATTAGAGAGGTTGAGTATCAATTTGAACTGGCAAAGAACAAAGTAGAGACACAGCAATCATTGATTGCACATCTTAAAGAACAATCCAATGCTAATACAGCACGACGTAAAAGTGAGATAATAAATCTTGAGACAGAGATAAAAGATATTACAATTCTTGTAGATAAAGACCTTGACTTGTCTAAATCATATGAGAAGTCTTTAGAAGATTATCAAAATGTTGATGCCAGTCTGTCACAACTGCGTTTATACGAAAGTAGATTTAAAGACAAACAGAAAGCATTTAAGAAAGAGTACAAATTTTTTGAATCCAATGAACATTGTCCGACTTGTCAGCAAGCAATCACAGAAGAACTTAGAACTAATAAGAAATCTGGAATTACTGATCAACTCAAGGAAGTTGAAGAAGCAGCAGAAAAACTCCGAGGAGAGTTAGATGATATCTTAGTGAAGATATCAAAGAAGAATGATATTGTAAAAGAATTATCTAGAACACAGCAAGCAATTAGTGAAGCACAACGAGAGACTCAATATCGTAAACGTCAGATAAAAGCAATAGAAAGGAAAATAGATGAAGCAACTGGTAGTAGCAGTAGTTTAAAACAAGAGAAAGATAAACTTAAAGAGTTGGCAAAGGATGGACTGAAGGTAGAGGAATCCCTACTTGACGAAAAGAAAGTGCGTGACAACTACAATACTGTCACAAACATGCTCAGAGATACAGGAATAAAGAGTACAATAATAAAGAAGTACCTTCCAGTTATGAATCAACTCATAAATAGGTATCTCAAGGAGCTAGATTTCTATGTGTCCTTTAATCTTGATGAGAATTTTTTAGAAACTATCAAGTCTAGATTTAGAGATGAGTTCTCATACGCATCCTTTTCTGAAGGAGAGAAGATGAGAATAGACTTAGCACTCTTATTCACATGGAGAACTATTGCTAAGATGAAGAACAGTGCCAATACTAATCTTCTTATCTTAGATGAAATCTTTGATAGCAGTTTAGATACATCTGGTACTGATGACTTCCTCAAAATTCTACACACTGTTTCTGATAAAACAAATGTATTTGTTATCTCTCATAAGACAGAATCCTTACAGGATAAATTTGCATCTACTTTAAAGGTAGAGAAAAAACAAAACTTCTCAGTCATAACTCAGGAGGAATAATGACAACCCCTAACTGGCAGCATCATTCCAAGAAGGAAAAGAAGCGTCATCTTAAACCACAAGCATTGCGTCAAGCAAGGAAGCGTCGCAACCAGTTGACAAAGTGTCTACTCAACCGTCCCAAGGGGCGGTTTTGTTATTACAATGTATAGTATAAGACACAGAGAATTATGAACATCGTCAAAGAGTCACTTGCAAAACTACTCGCACAAGAAGATCTAATCATTGAGCATCGTCCAGTACAAACTGCACAGTTTGATGTGACCAGAAGAATTCTAACACTTCCAACATGGGCACACGAAAGCAACTACGTTACTGACTTACTCATAGCACACGAAGTATCTCACGCACTTTATACACCTGATGATAATTCTTGGTTAGAAGAAGTCAATATGTCATTTGTAAATGTCGTTGAAGACATTCGTGTTGAGAAACTTATCAAGCGTAGATATCAAGGTTTACCTAAAACATTCTTCAATGGTTATGAAGTTTTACAAGGCGAAGACTTCTTTGATATTGCAGACAAAGATCTAAGTCAGTTCAATCTTGCAGACAAACTAAACTTACATTTCAAAGTAGGTCATCACGTTGACATTCCTTTCACTACAGAAGAACTATACTTCAAAGCAAAGGCAGATCTTCTAGAAACTTTTGAAGATACTATTGCTTTAGCAAAAGAGTTGCACGGATACTGCAAAGATCAACTTGATAAGCAAAAAGAGCAGTTAGAAGAATCACAACCAGATTCAGAGTCAGGTAATTCTGAAGGTGAGTCAATGCCTTCTAATGAGAAAGGTGATGCAGAACAAACTGATGGGCAGCAGCAACAGCAACAGCAATCATCTCCTAGTGATGAGGTAGAAGATCTTCTTCAAGAAACTCCTGCTCAATCACCACAGGGTACAACCGCAGGACGTTGCAACGGTCCTGAGGATGCAATCGCTGAACCTCAAGTACAAACTGCAGATTCATTTGATGAAGCAATCAAAGGATTAGTTGAAAAAACTAACAGAGAAAACTTTTACGTTGAGTTAACACCAACTCTAAGATCAAGTCACGTTGTTGATAACAAAGAGACAGATAAGTATCTTACTGATTGGTACGCTAACCAGTATGCATTGAGAAGTAAAACAGATTTCAATGATGAGTATGATATGGAATTGGCAAGAAGAATCACTGCAGACTTAGATGAGTCTGATTCTGATTACAGAAACTTTAAAGTAGGTAATACTAAAGAAGTTAACTATCTTGTCAAAGAGTTTGAGATGAAGAAAGCAGCAGATGGTTATGCACGTGCCACTACTGCAAGAACTGGAGTTCTTGATACTGGTAAGTTACACACTTACAAATACAATGAAGATCTTTTTAGAAAAGTTACTACTATTCCTAACAGCAAAAACCACGGTCTAATATTCAACATCGACTGGTCAGGTTCTATGCATCATCAGATATTAGCAACTATCAAACAGACTCTTACTATGGTATCATTCTGTCGTAAAGTTGGTATCAAGTATGATGTATATCTTTTCACAGATGCTTGGCATAAAGATCAGTATGTTACAGAAGAAGATGCTTCATTAGAAAATAAAATTATCTTAAGAAACTTTAACTTAATCAATGTTCTAACTAGCAGTTCTAACAACAGACTACACGAAAAGCAAGCATTAAATCTTTTCCGTCTAGCGAGAGCATACAGTGGAAACTATGGTTATGGTAATGTACCTCATAAACTACAATTAGGTGGCACTCCACTTAATGAAGCAATGATTGCATTGAACTACATCATTCCTCAGTTCAAGAAAAAGACAGGTGTACAAAAAGTACACGTTCTAACTTTAACTGATGGTGAAGGTTCACCTAGTGTTTCTTTCGGTAAGAAAGCAAAGAGATACTATGAGCAGGATGAGTGGAAGATCTATGCTTCTAGAATTGACTCCCATGTATTCTTACGTGATCGTAAAACTGGTAAGATGTACAAATTTAATGACGACTATTGGGGAGCAGGAATGACAGAAACTTTTGTTCTTCAACTACGTGACAGATTTCCTGAGTGTGAGTTTATGAACATCAGACTTATCACAGGTAATGACTGGGGTAGATTCAAGTCATCTTGCTTAGGCAGTACTGTATCTCAAGAAGAAATATCTAAAGCAGATCAAGTATGGAGAAGAACCAAGTCATTCATCTGCACATCATCTTTCTGGACAGTACAGTACGCATTACATATCAACGCACTTGACAACAATGCTGAGTTTGAAGTGCAAGAAGATGCTACTAAAGCACAAATCAAGAAAGCATTTAGCAAGTCTCTTGGTGGTAAGAAGATGAACAAGAAGATCTTATCTTCCTTCATCGAGCGTATCGCTTAGTGCCAATAAAATTAGTGGCACATTCATAGTAGATAAGTCCTATGCTATGTGTCATTATAATACTATACAAATCAATTTCAATTTTACATCATGCCTTTTGAAAGAAAACTATCCGTAAACTTCGTAGACGAACTACGTCAAGAACACGGTAATGAGATTGACGCATCTCATATCAGAAAATTTGCAATAAGTCGTAACTGCGGTTATGCAACTGTTGCTCGTAAACTAAAACAGTTCCAAGTCAAACGTGGTTCTTGGAATCTAACTATTGCTGAAGGTAGAGAGATACTTGAGAAAGCAGTCTCAGCACCCTCTGTAATCCCTTCAGTCAAGCAAAACCTTATTCCAGAGGTAGTTGATACCTTTGTCAAGTTCGGTAACTTTGCTGACGTCAAGAAGATTATCCAATCAGGTATCTTCTA